GTTGTGTTGCTACAGTTCAACCAGGGGGATCTGGAGGAGGATCTTATGGTGCTAGTGGAAGACCCGCAGGATCTGGAAACGCAGGTGGGTTTTCTCCACCTGAAGGAAATCCAGGAGCATCAAGTCCACAATATGCTGGAGGAGGCGGAGGTGGTGCAGGATCAGCAGGAAATGCAGGAGGACCATTTACTACACCAGGAGGACCAGGTGGAGATGGAGTGGATGTAGGACCAATTTTAGGAGCAGCTCCTCAACCTTTTTAGGGACCAACAGGTTCAACTATTGCTGGAGGTGGAGGTGGCGGAGGTGGAAACGTAGGATCTAACGGAGGACCAGGTGGAGGTGGACCAGGAACAACTACAGGAGTTAATGCTCAAGCAGGATCAGGAGTAGATGGAGCTGGTGCAGGTGGGGGTGGAAATTATGGTACAGGAAATGGTGGAGATGGTGGAGATGGAGTTGTTTTTATAAAAGCACCTTCTACAGTTAATTTTACATTAACACCGCCTTCTAATACTGTAACAACAGTGCCAGGACCTTCTCCTTATAAGGTTGCTAAATTTAACGTAACAGGAACATTAACAGCATCATAATATGGCTCATTTTGCAGAAGTAAATTTAGATGGAATTGTGTTAAGAGTAGTAAGAGCTTGTGGACAAGACATTGCTGCAAATGGAGGAGACTGTTCAGAACAGTCCGCAGAAAATTTTAAAAAAACATGTCCTTTATCTAATGAGGGTGTTAAATGGGTTCAAACATCTAAAAAAAGACTTTTTAGAAAAAATTATGCTGGAATAGGTATGAAATATGATGAACAAAGAGATGCTTTTATTCCAATTAAGCCATACGATTCCTGGACATTAAATGAAAATACATGCATTTGGGAACCTCCTATTGAATTTCCAAATAACATAACTTTTGGTGATGATATTCCATATACTAATATAATTTGGAAAGAAGATTTACAAAAATGGTTTGGCTATGATACTTCAGCAAATGAATTTGAATGGATTTCTGGTTCTAAATCTTGGTTATCTACTGGAAGAGTTGTTCCAATACAAGACAGATAAGCCTTTACTTTAATTTTATTTTTTGATACTTCTTAAATCAGAAGGTTATGAATTTACAACATTATTTTTGGTGTTTTGAAAGTGTTTTACCAATAAGATTATGTAACGAAATTGTTGCATATGGAAAAGCACAACAAGAAAATCTTGCTTTAACAGGTGGTCAATCTAATAAAATAAAAGAAGGAAAGCCTTTATCAGAAGAAGATCTAAAAGATTTAAAGAAAAAAAGAGATTCAAATGTTGCATGGTTAAATGATGAATGGATTTATAAAGAAATAAGACCTTATATTAATATTGCTAATAAAAACGCTAATTGGAATTTTAATTGGGATTGGTCAGAAACTTGTCAATTTACAAAATATGCTCCAGGACAATTTTATGATTGGCATTGTGATTCTTGGGAAGTGCCCTACAATGAACCTAATAATCCACAAACTCATGGAAAAATTAGAAAGTTATCTGTAACTTGTTCCTTATCAGATCCTAAAGATTATAAAGGAGGCGAATTAGAATTTGATCTTAGAAATAATGATCCAGATAAACCAAATAATATAATAACCTGTAATCAAATTTATCCAAGAGGTTCAGTTGTAGTATTTCCATCTCATGTCTGGCATAGAGTTAAACCAGTCACCGAAGGAATTAGATATTCTTTAGTAATATGGAATATAGGGTATCCATTTAAATGATTGAATTAAATTTTAAAGAATCAATTTTTTACCATAAGATAAAAAGTCAACTTACAAAAAATGATTTTCCTTGGTTCTTTGAAAAATATGGAAACGAAGAAGTTACTAATTTTAACTTTTTAAGCCATGTTATTATAAAAAGAAATGATACAAAAATTTATTCATCTATGTACAATGATGTTTATGATTTATTAACTGAGATAAGTAACAATTATAAATTTAGAATTAATAGAGTTTTTAGAATGGCATTTAATTTAACGTATCCTTGTGGTTTAGAAAAATCAGGTATTCACACGGACCATGAATTTGAACATAAAAATATGATTATTTATTTTGAAAATTCAATTGAAAAAATAGGAACTATTGTATATAAAGATAAAGTAAATAAAGATGTTAAACATACATTTTTAAGAAATAAAAAAATGAAAGTATTAAAAGAAACTACAGGAGAAGAAGGAACTGGAATTATGTTTGATGGAAAATACTATCACGAAGCGTGTCTTCCAAAAAAAGATAAAAGAATAATATTAGTAACTACATTTATATGAGTTTTAAAAAAGATAAATTTTTAGTGATTAAAAAAGCTGTTCCAAAAGATTTAGCTGATTTTATATATAGTTATTTTTTATTAAAAAGACAAACTGCAAAAACTTTGTTTGATGCAAAATACATATCACCTTTTACAGAATATTTTGGAACATGGAATGATCCACAGGTTCCTAATACATACTCCCATTATTCAGACATAGTAATGGAAACTCTTTTAGTTAAAGTTTTATTTGTAATGCAAAAAGAAACAAAATTGAAATTAATACCTAATTATTCTTATGCAAGAATATATAAAAAGGGAGATGTTTTAAATCGTCATAAAGATAGATTTTCATGTGAAATATCTACGACTTTAAATTTAGGTGGAGATGAGTGGCCTATTTATCTTAACCCTAATCAAAAAGAAGGAAAAATAACAGAGAAAGAATACATACCTTCAAATTCTAAAGGTGTAAAAATAATACTAAAACAAGGCGACATGTTAGTTTACAGGGGAAATTTACTTGAGCACTGGAGAGAAAGTTTTGAAGGAGAAAATTGTGGGCAAGTATTTTTACATTATAATGATATTAAAACAAAAGGTGCACAAGAAAATATTTATGATAGAAGGATGCACTTAGGATTGCCAGCGTGGTTCAAGAAATAAAATTTTTATCAGGTTTTCCAAGAGCTGGAAATACATTGTTATCTTCTATTTTAAGTCAAAATAAAGATATTACTGCTACACCTAATTCTATACTTCCTGATATATATTACCAACTTTCTAGATGTAAAAATTTTCCAATATATCAAAATTTTAAAGATGAAAATTCTTTAAATAATGTGTTAAAAAACATACATACAAACTATTATAAAGATATAAAAACAAAATATATTATAGAAAGAGCAAGTTGGATTACTCCTTGTAATTATAATTTTCTTACTTCTTATTTTGATCAGCCTATTAAAATAGTTATTTTAGTTAGAGACGTATTAGAAATAATAAAATCATATATAAATATTTGTCAAAATAATCCAGAATTTTATATAAACACTATGTATAATAATTTAGATAAAACTACTTTATATAAAACAGAAATAGAAGAAAAATGTGACATCATTATGAGTAAAGGAGAATATGTAGATACAGTTTTATTTTCAATAAAATGGTTATTAAATAATGTAAGTGCTTCTAATTACATTTTTATAGAATATGAAGATTTAATTAAAGATACAGAGAAAACAATTAAAGAGATATATGATTTTTATGAAATACCTCATTTTAAACATTCTTTTAAAAAATTAAAACAATTTTCTATGAATAAAATTAATTACGATGATGACTATTTAAAAGCTCCAATACACACTATTAGAACTAAAGAAATTAAAAAAAATAATATTAAAATAGAATTGCCTAAAAGTGTAATAAATAAATATTCTAATATAGAATTTTGGAGAAAATGAAAATTTTAATATTCGGATTACCAGGATCTGGAAAAACTACCTTTGCTAAAAAATTAGTTGAAAATAAAAAGATACCCCACTTCAATGCTGATGAGATTAGAAAGCTATTTGAAGATTGGGATTTTACAGAAAACGGTCGTAAACGACAAGCTAACCGTATGATGACTATGTGTGATCTTGCAGTTAATCATGTTGTTGTAGACTTTGTTTGTCCATTTGAATCTTATAGATCTTTCTATGATATAAAGATTTGGATGAATACAATTAATAAAGGAAGATTTGAAGATACGAATAAAGTATTTGAGAAACCTAAAAAAGTAGATTTTGAAATAACTGATTTTAACTACGATCATATAATAAAAGAGATACATGAAAAATTTTAACTATATAGGAAAAATAAAAATAAATAATATTAAAAATATTATAAATAGTTTTAACGATGAATTATGGGATAATTTTAATTTTAGACAAAAAACATTTGAAGTTCATAAAGAAACAAAAACAATACCTTTAATATTTGATACTGATTTTAGATTAAAAGATCCCACATATTTAAACGAATATGAAATATTTAAAAATGAATTTAAATTATTAAAAAATAAATTAACAAAAATATATGGAAAAGGATTTATAATAAGAGCTATATTAGTTATGCTTAAATCAAATAGCAAAATAGATAGACATATAGATAGCGGAGAAAGTTTGTCCGTTTGTCATAGAGTTCATATTCCAATTATAACTAATAAAAATGTTTTATTTGAAATAGATAATGAGATTAAAAATTTAAAAGAAGGTGAAATGTGGGAAATTAATAATTCAGAAAAAATTCATTCTGTGGTTAATAATAGCGATACAGATAGAATACATTTAATTGTAGATTGGATAAATGATTGATTATACAAAACCAACAGCACAAATGCTTGGACGTTGGCAACCCTTCCATGATGGGCATCTAGCTTTATTTAAAGAGATACTAAAGAAGACTGGACAAGTTATTATTATGGTTAGATCAATGCCCCAAACAGACAACAACCCATTTGTATTTGAAGATATAAAAAAAAGAATTGAAGAAACACTTAAAGATTACGTTGGTCAGTTTGAAGTTATTAAAGTCCCAAATATAACTAATATTTGTTATGGTAGAGATGTTGGATACAAAATAGAAGAGATTGTATTACCAAAAGAAATACAAAAAATATCTGCTACTGAGATTAGAAAAAAGTTATATGAAAAATAAATTAAAAGAACATTCTAATAACAAATTAGATAACTTTATTAAAGGATTTTATAAATTATTTTAATAGCAATAAACATCTTCATTCTGTTGGAAAATTGTCAACTGGATATATTCCTGAAGATAAAAAATCTACAGATATGGCAATATCTCTAGATTCAAAAGAAAATTGTTTTTTGAATTATATAGAAGAATTAAATGAATGTAGTAAAGAATATAGAAAAATATATGATTCTTTAGATAAAAATATATCTAATTGGACTATTACAGAAAAAATTAATATTCAAAAATATAAAAAAGGAGAAGCTTTTTTTGCATGGCATTGCGAAAGAGACGCACTTGGTTCTTCTTCTAAAAGACTTTTAGTTTTTATGACTTATTTAAATACTGTAAAAAAAGGAGGAGAAACAGAATGGTTATATCAAAAATTAAAAATTAAACCTGAAGAAGGATTAACTGTTATATGGCCAGCAGATTGGATGTTTACTCATAGAGGATGTCCTTCATTTACAGAAGAAAAATATATCATAACAGGCTGGTATTCATTTATTTAATTAATCTTTAAATATGGCATTTAAACTATATTTATGTATAATAGATAAATATGCCTTTACAGAAGATACAATTTAAGCCAGGATTTAATAAACAACAGACTGCAACCGGAGCCGAAGGGCAATGGATTGATGGTGATAATATTAGATTTCGTTACGGTGAACCACAAAAGATAGGTGGATTCCAGCAGCTCGTTGCTGACACCATGGCAGGTCCCGCGCGTGACCAGCATACGTGGACGGCATTAGATGGTAAAAGATATGCAGCAATAGGAACTTCAAAATTACTAGTTATTTATTACGAACAAGAATTTTTTGATATTACTCCACTTGGAACAGCGCTAACTTCTTGCACCTATACATCAACAACAGGTTCAGCTACAGTTACGATTAATAAAGCAATCCATGGATTAGAAGTTGGTGATTATATTATCTTTACAAGTGTAACAACACCAGGAGCGCCTACTACAAGTTATACATCAGCAGATTTTACAACTAATACTTTTGAAGTTAAAACAGTTCCAACATCAGGAACTTTTACAGTTACAATGCCATCAAATGAAACAGGGACGGGTGTTACTGCAGGTGGAACTTTAACTACAACTCCTTACATTACAATTGGACCAACATTTCAAACTCCTGCATTTGGTTATGGTACAGGATACTTCGGTGGAACAATTCCAACTTCAGTTACAACGCAGTTAAATGGAGCACTTAACAACTCAGATACAACTATTACTGTAGATGCAACATCAGCATTTCCAACAACTGGAAGATTAGATATTGACACAGAATTAATTACTTATACTGGTAAAACTCCAACAACTTTTACAGGTTGTGTCAGAGGTGCAAACGGATCAACAGCTGCATCTCATTTAGATAATGCGGTAGTAACTAATGCAACAAGCTGGGTTGATTGGGGAGAAGAATCAAATACTGCAGGTGTTACACTTGCTCCAGGAAGTTGGTCGCTAGATAATTATGGACAGATTCTAGTTGCTACAGTTAAGAATGGATCAACTTATACTTGGGATCCATCTGTTGCAGGAAGATTAAGTGTAAGAGCTACGATAGTTGCTAATGCTCCAACAACTTCAATTTGTTCTGTTGTATCAGATAGAGATAGGCATTTATTTTTATTTGGAACTGAAACTACAATTGGAGATTCATCAACTCAAGATCCAATGCTTATAAGATTTTCAAATCAAGAAGATATTAATACTTGGAATCCAACGGTTACAAATACTGCAGGTACCTTTAGACTAGATACTGGAAACGAGATTATAGGAGCAATACAGGGTAAAGATTATATCTTCGTTCTTACAGATCAAGCAGCATATACAATTCAATTCGTTGGTCCTCCATTTACATTCTCTATAAGACAAGTTGGAACAAACTGTGGATGTATTGGTCAACATGCAATGGTATTTGCACAAGGGGCTGTATTTTGGATGGGATTTGGTGGAGGTTTCTTTGCATTTGATGGAACTGTAAAACAATTACCATCATTAGTTGAAGACTTTGTATTTACAGATATTGGAGATAATTTAGGAATTAACTATGATGCAAGTCAAATTACTTATGCATATCATAATTCATTATTTAATGAAGTAGGTTGGAATTATGCAAGAGCAGGTGTAACTCAGGTGGATAGAAACGTTGTTTATAACTTCGTTGAAAATACATGGGCTGTTGGATCTTTAACTAGAACAACTTATAATGATGCTGTTACTTTTGATTTACCTTATGCAACACAATATATCACAAATGGTACACCAACATTTCCAACTATTAACGGTGTAACTAATACTTATGGTTCATCTAAATACTGGGCACAAGAAACGGGTGTCAATGAAGTAGATGCAAATGGTAATGCAACAGCTATTGCAGCTTATGTTAAATCGGGAGATTATGATATATCAGAACAAGGTTTAGGTGGAGATGGTCAATTGATAATGCGTGTTAAAAGATTTATTCCAGACTTTAAGAGTTTAGAAGGCAATGCAAAAATAACTTTATTCTTTAGAGATTATCCAGCAAATAGTGAATCTACCCCTTCTACAACACCACCATTAATTACTGGGCCTTTTACAATTACATCTTCAACTGATAAGGTAGATACGCGCGTGCGAGGAAGACAGGTGAGTTTAAAAATAGAAAATGATGCAGTTAATGAAACTTGGAGATATGGAACTTTGAGATTAGATATTGAAGCAGGTGGTAGAAGATAATGGCAAAAATTACAGCTTATATACCAGAACCAACACAGAATTATGATGTTAATAATCAAAGACAAATTTTGGAATCTCTTAATACAATTAAAGATCAACTTAACTTTGGATATCAACAAGATTTAATTAACGAACAAGCAGCGATGTTACAATTTATGTATGGAAATCAAAATGGATTTGGATGTGATACAGGTACTCCATCTAATCCTACAGTCATAGTTCCAGGTGGAAATAGTGTAGATGCATTTGGAAGATTAAGAGTATCAAACCCTCTAACGATCTTTGACAGTAAGAATATAATGTCACAAAACACTTTATTTAATTCAACCACTGTAAATGGTGGAAGCGTTGTTTATACAGCTAATAAATCTACAGTTAATTTAAATGTAACAGAAGCAGCGAGTTCTAAAACAGTAAGACAATCTAATAGAGTGATGTCTTATCAACCAGGTAAATCATTACTTATTTTTAATACATTTGTAATGAATACTTTGACTGCGAACTTAAAACAAAAGGTTGGATTATTTGATGCAAATAACGGAATATTTTTTACTGCAGATGGAACAACACTTAAAATAGTAAGACGAACTTATACATCTGGTGCACCAGTTGATACTGAAATATCACAATCTAGTTGGAATGGAGATAAGTTAAATGGAACAGGTTCTAGTGGATTTACATTAGATCCAGCTACATCAAATATATTATTTATTGATATTGAATGGTTAGGAGTAGGTTCTGTTAGAGTTGGTTTTGTTATTAATGGTCAATTAATTACAGCTCATACTTTCTATAATGCAAATAATTTAACAACTGTTTATATGCAAACAGCCAATCTTCCAATTCGTTATGAAATTGAAAGAGCTGGAACATTAACAGCTGGAACTTATACATTACAACAAATATGTTCTTCTTGTATTTCTGAAGGTGGATATTCACCTGAAGG